ATCGATGAATGCACATTCCACGCTGCCCAGGATAGTCGAGCCCCCATTGGGGGTCCAGCTCACTGAAGCACTTCGAATACGAAAGAACTCATAGGATCCTGCGATTGCGGCCACAACACTCTGCCCAGCACCGAATGGGTCGAGGTTAATGACTTTCCAGATTGCTCCTGCGGCTGTGCCACCCGGCGAACCCGCGTTAATATCGAACACACAATGTGACTCGACCACGGCATTCTGGGTGCCCACTCCGCGGGACCTGACCCGGTTTCGCTGGAGCCTTTGACCGGCGTTCAGATTGACACGCTTCACCATTCTATACTAGAAACTCACAAACGGGGTGACTTCTCCAAAAGTCAGGGGGGTGGGTGCTCGGTAGTTAACATTGACCGCTGTCTCCTCCAATGCCACTTGCAAGTCAGGTAAGATGCCAAATGCCAGCCAGAACGAATACCTCGCCTGAGCCGACACCTCGCACCCCACGACGCCCTTGCTCATGTAGCCCAAACCAGAGTCAGCTATCATGTCATAGCTTGCCCCATGCGCCACACCCCCCAACTTTGAATAAAACGCCTCCCAAAATGGAACACCTCGTGATAGGCTGAGCCCACACGTAGAGATTGCGCCGCGCCATCGGTCGAACTCCAACTCGTTCGCCCACGACAACAGCGACACCATGTCCTTGGATGCTGCTGTGTACGGGTTGCGGGTCATGCGATATCCTGTCTCGGTCCAAACCGGCTTCGCCTGGCAGAACTCAATCTGCTCCAGAACGTAAACCGGCTCCTCACGGGTGAGCTTAAAACCAAAGTCCTTGAACCATTGGTCGATCCCACTGAACCTGTTTAGGTCGCGACTCTCGCAAATCACCACGCAGTCATCCCCATTGTTGGCCAGCCGCGCGTCAATGCCGCGGTTCTCAAAATAGCCCAATACAATGGAAGCCATGATGAAGCAGTTGCCCATGCTAGTGTTGATATCACCAGACATGCGGCATCCCTCCACAGTGTAAGCAACCGATCCCTCGGATGTCCATCCCTTGCCCTTGTTTACTAGCTGCCAGGACAACAGCTTAGCAAGCTCCTTGGATTTGAAGACGTCGTTGTAGTAGCTGTGCTCAAACTCGAGCGCATCCTTGCTGACATGTTGGTCAAACCTGGATGCATCGAGCCCAATGGCCACCGGGTTCTTGAACGACTCCCAGTTCTCCTGGAGCTGCTGAGCGGTAGTACTGGCATTTAGCCCCTTGCAGACGACCTTATACCCATAGGCCGCCTCGAATGCTGAAAACATGTTCTTCTCAAACGGCTTCAAATATCTACCAACTAAAACATTGAATCTAGCACTACGCGGTTGGATCACCCGCGGGGCTGGATCAGGCTTGGCCGTGAAGTTAACCTTCTCGGCCTTAACGAATGTGCTCACTCGTGCGTCGCGATGTCCGATGCCCCCTGCGTGAAGGCTCGCGACGGCCCGTTCGTATAGAGCACGCTTGCGAGCGTTGAAGTACAGCGAAGGATAGTCCTCCACAGAAACAACGCTGGTCGGGTTCGTGCACTTCCGGACGGCAGTCCATACGGATTTGAGTTTGCGAAATACGTTAGTTCTTGG